TCATGACGAAATCGGAGGTAATTTAAGTCTTGGATTGGATTTGTGTAAATACCTAGACACGGACAATGGCAATAATGGAACTTACGTTGTCAATATGAAAACGCTCAGAATAACTGAGCAAATATAACAGGTTTTTATTGAGTGCTGCTAATTTAAAAAACAGCACTTTTTTTATTAAGTTTTTTTATGTAATTTTTTTTGGGTGATAGTATGGAAAAAACAAACAACGGGAGGTTTGCGGACGAGAACAAAGTCTATGCAATTATCTTAGAAGAATTACATAAGGTCGCTTTTCAACATGAAACGGATATTCTAATCCGTGCATTTTGGGACGAACTTAAACAGGCGTGGGATGTTACCGCGTATAGAGAGATGCCAAGCCAACAAGGATGGTGTTTTACAGAATTGAATCAGGCGTATTGTTACGGCGATGCGATGGATGCAATTTTATTTTTTAATGAGAACGGAGTGAAAAATGGAAGTTAAATTTAAAACAAATGGTTGGGACGAAACCAACAAAGTATATCTTTTAGCACGAAGCGTGTTTAATATACAAGACCATGAAGGGGTCGAATGCAGTTACGAGGTCGAATCTTTTGACGAAAAACCGCACGAGTCTGACTGTGTGACTATTGATTTCTCTATGGTTGGATGGAGAGAAACTAACAAGTTGGAAGCCTTGGTTAAATTAATAAAAGAATTTACCGATGTCTATGCAGAAGTGGAGAGTGACGATGAGTAATCACAAACAAAAATTTTTAGAGAAGTATTACAGCAGGCCGATTTACCATTGCAACGAGTGCGGAACTTCAGATATACAATTACAAGCATGGGTGCAACAGACAGAAATTGGCCATTTACAGTATGTTGATTTGGTTATGGATAATCCGGAATCAGGATGGTGTAATCAATGCTCAGAATCAGTCGAAGTGAACTATAACAAAAGTACGGAGGTGCGGAATGATAGTTAAAAGCGTAGAAATCATGAAAGTTTTAGAAAAATATGTACACCTGCGCAACTGTACTCAGTGCGGAAAAGGAATGGATGAAGGTTGGTACGATGAGAACGACAGTACATATTATTGCGGTAAAAAATGCCTGCATACAGAGTACATGCCACAATCTAATCCAAGTTGGTCAATCACTCAAGGTGCTATTGATTTAAAAGAGAATATCTTTAAATATGAAACCGTGTTTTATACCGAATGGTACGAGGACGACAGATGGGAGGAACTAGCATGAGAAAATTAACCAAAAAACAAAAGTCATTAATTGACAGTTTTATTAAAAACAATAGAAGTGCGCCAATGTTTGCTTCTTGCTCAATAATTGACAACGGTGGTTCGATCGAAAATCTCAACAGGTACGAGAGTTGTTGGTCTGATATAGAACGTTATTACGCTGACAACTATAATAAATTTTAAGGGGGGAAATATGCAACGCAGTAAACACAATTTAAGGGAATTAACTTTTTCTTACGAGTACGAGGATTTTTTACAATTTTTAGAACTGACTGATACTTCTCAAAACAGAACCCGATGGTTGCACATGGTTGCAGTCATTAAAAACAATTGGAGTGATACTATCGACAATGAGATAGAGCAATGCTTGAAGGAAGCATGGGATGAAACTTTCGGAGGTGAGGACAATGTTTGAAATTTTAGTGGGTTGCTTCATCCTGTTTGAAGCGTTTTTATTTTATCTAATGTTTAGTGGTGACGAATGAGCATAACAAGTCAAAAATCAGATTTGTGGCTTGCTTACATGAGCGCAGAACCACACAGAGCAGATTATTATTTGAATAAGTATTTGGAGTCACTATCTAAAGATGATTTACAAAAATTATTAGAGGGGTTCGAGGCAAGTCATGGAACTTTTCAGAACCTTGACCCCCGATGATTGATATAGTTTTGATGGGAATAGGTTTACTATTCAAATTACTTTTTTTTGGCATAATTTTCATGCCATTATTTTTTCTATTTAAAAGACGGAGGTAACGATGAAACACGAGAACCAAAAATTAATTAGTTTTATGGCTGAAAACGGATTAACAGTCGATGATGTTGCGGAGATAACAGAACGCAAGAGAGCCACTGTTTTTTCATGGAGAAGTAACAGAACGCCGCCAACTTGGGTTTTACCCATACTGCTCGCAAAAATAAAAGACGGTTAGTTTGCTGTCTGTTTATCAACAACATAAAGCGGTTATCTGAAATTCAGTTGCCGCTTTTTACAAAGTCAAACCATCCATCCAATCTAAACGTTACTGTTTTTTCAAGGTCGCTAATTTTGCACCCCTTATACCCCCACAGTGTATCTCTAAAACTCATAACAACTTGCCACTTCTGATTGTCTAATCTATAAGCAAGAACCGGAGTCTTTCCTGCCGCTGCAGCATTACGGGCAGTTTGATCCCACCAACCGCTTAAACTCATCTTTTTTGCACGCTTAACTTCAATAGCATAGTCATACAAATCCAAATCATGACCACTATCACGAGTCTGTTCAATTCTACGCGCACACTCTACACCAAGGGCAGTTTGAATCAACTTAGCAAACTCACGCTCACCAACCTGACCTTTTGTTCTCTGCATTTTACCCATTCAACGATTCCCCAAAACCACCCAACAAATCTTTGACTTTTGCTAGTAATTCCACCTCAGTTCCATAACGTTTCTCAAACGCTTTCGACCCCTTGTGATAAGCAGTTCCATAATCTCCGTTTCGGTGGTGTATAGCACACAGTGGTATTACATCATAATTGGATGCTCTCTGACCCATTCCCGAACCATGACGAATATGGTGTATCTCTGCCGGTGAATCCATGTACCCCATCATCCGACACGCTATGCAACCTAAATCTGCAACAGCATTCATGTGTTCTTTCTCTGCTTTAGTGGCCATATCGCTTTGCTTCTCGTTGATCGGCATAGATGCGAGCCTTCCACCCTTCAAATTGCCACTCCGCCATTTTGCACTCCCCACGCATTATTTCCTCTTGTTCTACTGCCACCTTTATACCCTGTAAAACCTCAAGATAACGATCATCTGCTCTTGCTTCTCGTTCTTGTGCTGCAACTGACGTGTTACCGCCCATTTTCATGGCTTCTTTTTGTAAAATTGCCATCAATGACTTACGATAATGCTCTAAATAAGCATGTTCAGCCTTGGCTTTGGCATATTTCGCCCACTTTTCTCTAATTTCATGCTGTTTTATCTCTCTAAAATCTTCACTCATATCCAATCTCCCATTTTTGCTATATTTGTAAAATCCCCGTGCGGTATAAAGACACACGGTTCTGCATCACCTTCTGACCTAAAGTTTTTTCTCTCGAACCACTTCACGTTGTAATTTTTTTCGTTGCTGCAGCGAACTCCATAAATGCCATCATCAAACCTGATAACTAAATAATAAGGTATGTTAAATATTTTCGACCAATAAATACCTTTCGCCCACTTTGACATGCTTGATATGACACACGCAAAGTCATTATGTTTTGAATTAAATCTTTTAAACTCTACTAAACCAACACCTACGCCATTTTTCTCTACAAAGAAATCTATACGGTAACTTATAGGTAGTTTTCTTAGTGTAGCGCCCCATAACGACTCTAAATAATCTGCTGCAGTACGTTCATTCTTTAAAGTAACCTCGTTTTCGTATATAGGCCTAGTCATTATTAATCTCTTTGATGTCTATGTACTTGACCCCAAAAGTTTCCATTAACTTTGTAAAACCTTCATACGCATCAGGGTCTGAATCTTTTAGATTTTCTAGTGCTTCAGTTCTAGTTCTGTTGTAAAAATCCAACCAATCCTCACCAACAACCGGTGGTAATTTGACTTCAGCCTTGATGCCTGCTCGAACTAAACGTTCTGCAAGAGTGTATGCCGCTCTCTGACCACAATATGATGCATCATTATCTGCATAAATATCAACACGCTTAACAATATCAGGCAAGTCTAGTGCTGCAAGATTTTGTGCATTAAGTGCGGATAAAACCGGCAATTCAGTTTGATCTCTAATTGATAGTGCAGTTTCAATTCCTTCCGCGACTGCTATATGCTCTTCGACCTTGTATAACTCTACATAACCACCCTTAATTGGATGCACGGGAGTCATGATTTTCTTTGGCGCAGCACACTTTAGTTTTTCCTGTCTATGTGTATAAGTTAGATGATAAGTTACTCCCTTCCCTTGCTTGTTAGTTACAAGGGAAACCAAGGTTGGAAAAGTTCCTGTCTTAGTTCCATCTTCGTAGTAGTAAAGATTTGCTTCTTTTAAACTATCAGGGCATGAAGTAACGCCTCTGCCTTTTAGATATTTAATCAAATCTGAATCATTCTTTATTGGCTTGGCCATTTTCGCTATCGTTTTTAGCGCAACTTTCGGATCTTTTTTTGTCATTACTACTTTTTTACACTCCCCTATTATATTTCTAATTTCTTCTGCGGTTTTAGCAAAGTTCCACCCAAACATTTTCTGTACAAATTGAAACCCATCGCCTGCACCGCACTGACCACAAATAAAAGTACCATTACCATCCTTATTATCAAAACGATAACGATCCTTGCCGCCGCAAAATGGACACTTAGTATGTTTGTTTTGTAAAAAATATGGCTCTACTCCCAAGCCATGAAGAATATCTATCCACTTACCCGCCGTTTGTTCTCTAATCTCGCTCATGCTATCGCCTTACTCTTGGCGTGGCGTATATTCATGTGCGTAATCCATGATCTGCATTCTGCATTCGGCTTCTCTGACATTCCGTGCTGCAATTCAGGTGACGGCTTGTGTCCAAACTTAGATATAAACTTGTGATACGCCCACCCTTGGCGAAACCCCTTGATGTCTGAATAACCTTTAAACATCGAGTACCATAAAGACTTTTCTAAATCTGAATAGTTTTTCTTTTTTGCTTTTCTAGTTACTTTATTAACTTCGCCTAGATCTCCATCACCAACTATCAACGCCCTGCCTTGTCTAATATGCACAGCACCACATGTAGGACACGCTCTTAGTTTTTCATACACGGTGAAACACTTCTCACATGTAACAGGCTTAACTTCCCTTTCTTTTAATTCCTTCTTTTTTTTCTCTTGAATCTTTTGTTTCGGATCGAGATCCCATGCAAATTCATCTTCTACAAATCCATGATTATAGACTGCACCGGAATGATCAATAATAAGTGCCTCATTCTTACCCTTCATCGGGCGTAGCACGCGACCTACCATTTGTAAATACAAACCCAATGATTTTGTAGGTCTAGCGAGAACACACACCTCTGCGGATGGACAATCCCAACCCTCAGTAAGAACAAGACAATTGCATAATACTTGAATTTCACCTGTTTCTAATTTTTTTAATGTTAAATCTCTTTCGTCTGTGGGCGTTAATCCGTCAATATGGCCTGCTGCAATACCTGCTGCAATGAAAGAATCTTGTAAATTTATCGAGTGCGCAACCGAAGATGCAAATACCACTGCTTTTTTCTTGGCTGCAATTCTAATGAAGTTGGTTACAATATCACCTACTAATTCACCCGTGTCCATTCGTGCTGCAAGTTGTTTTGTGTTGTAGTCACCCATAGATGTTTGAACACCTTTTAGATCAGGGATTGAAGGTGCAAAATATCTTGCCGGTACTAAATGACCTTCTTTGGTTAGTTGTTTTATGGACGGCGCACAAACCATATCAGAATAGATATGCCCCAAACCTAAACCATCTCCACGACACGGTGTTGCTGTCAAACCAATAATGAAACTATTAGGGTATTCTGCTATTAATTTTCTGTAAGTGTTGGAAAGTGATCTATGACATTCATCAATGATTACGATCTGTGCTTCAGGCAAAGGCATTCTTTTACTTGTAATTGCCCTTGCTCGAAGAGTATCAACAGATGCAATCTGAACTGAGTGCCAAGATTCTGCGACCTGACCGGCCATGATAATTCCATGCTCTATGCCGAAGAGACACATCTTGTTTGAACATTGGGATATTAGTTCTCTTCTGTGCGCAAGAAACAAAACTTTATTGCCTTTTTTAACTGCCCTTTGTACTATTGCAGATGCCATCACTGTCTTGCCGCTGCCTGTTGCTGATTGAAGGATCACTTTCCGGTTTCCCAAGCCATGAGAAGAGAGTAGTCCTGTTATTGCTTTTTCCTGATAGTTCCTTAGTTCCATAATGCCTCAAGTTATTAGTTATAAGTAAGTGATATAGTCATTCAACGGTGAAGATTTCGCGTGAATTTCAGGCAAATTACCCTAACTCAAACTTAAAGAAGTCTGACCTAGCAATACCTAATAATCATTCAACGGAGTTAGTTCCGCGTTATCATTCAGGGTTAGATGTAATCCGATACTCTAACTGATGTTGTTACGACTCGCATGCCGCCTCTAGCGCCAACATCGACTAATAAAAGTCACTACTTACGCATTAAGGCAATGGTTTCAGAGAACCCTTTTTTTTACAAGGTTGGAGGATCATAAAGATGACCAATCCTTGACATTGCCATAGAACAAATATACCATCATTTAAAAATCAAGTTTTATTAATTACCGATTATTATTTGACATTAGAGTAAAGTGATATATAATTTGAACCATAAACGGTTTCACTCCGTTTTACTATGCTTGACATTGCCGTGTTAGAATAGTTAAAACCCTTGATAGCAAATTCTATCAGGGGTTTTTTTTAAGATTCTAAATCAGGCCTTATCTCTTCAAACGAGAAATCACCCCAAGCAACAATCTTCCATGCGTTACCTTCAGGTATTGCAACAGATCTTGACTTCCACATTCTTACTGCTTCAGGAGTTACATTCAATCGCGTAGCAAAATCATTTGCGCCGCCATAGAAGTCTATAACTTTATCCCTAGCCTCTCGTGCTTGGTCGTATGCTTGTATGTATTCCATAGTCATTTTACTCATGTGAGAATTATAACAGGTGTTATAGTAAAAATCAACCTTCTTTTTGTGCAGCGGGTAAAAAATATATCTTGACTTTTATGTAACATCTGTTATAATCGAGTTCTCTTAACAACAAAATGAGGTAACAATGCAAAAGGAAATACCAATAAACGATTTCAAATACGAAGGGGATGGCTACGTCTTTCAGTTTAAGAACCAACGTGAGGCATTCTATAAAACACTTGTCGTATCCACTAGACACCTAAAAGTTCTTGAAAACAGAACGGGTTTGGAATCAAAACGACTTAAAGAAGTAATCATCGAAGAATGGTTTGCAGATGAAAACGAGATAACTAGACTTGAGAACAATGCTAAACGCAGAGCGAAGAGCGCATCATGACACAACCCGAAATAGGAACTACTTGGTGGTGGCATGGCTTCGAGGCTTGGCGTGTAGTCAGCGTGGATTCATGTACTGATGAGTTTGGTGAAGAAGAAAGAATGTTTGTTACCATCTTGTGTAAGGACATGAACCAACTCAGAACCGTTTGGACTAAATCATTCTATAAGCGGTGGCATACATCTTGGAATCCGAAGGCAAGGGATGAGTAGTGCTTACAAACAACAATAAATAGGAGTAACAAATGACAGCAAAAAAACAGGATGTATTCAGCATCCTTGATAAAGTAGATGTTAATGATTTCAAAAAAGACATTAAGATGAGTGGAAGCAGAACTCTTTCTTACTTGTCATGGACTGATGCATTGACGGGGGTGCTTCGACTGTACCCTGACACAACTTGGGTGGTTCATGATTTCCCAATGATGCAGGGAGTTTATGAAGTTCATTCAACAGATGGAAATGCAGGTGATGGCACTCCCATAAAACTAACTCAAACATATCAAGTAGGGTTCAAGACAGATCCGGACGTGAGAGTTCCATATTTGCGCGATAAGAGCGGTTGCTTTGTTAAGGTAAGTGTCACTATCAGTGGACGAGAAAGAACTGAAATGCTGCCTGTTTTAGATCACCGTAATAAAACCGTTCCGAATCCTGATGCTTTTCAGATCAACACATCAATTAAAAGGTGTCTAGCAAAGTGCCTTGCGTTACATGGATTGGGTCTTTATATCTATCGTGGTGAGGATTTACCTTTTGAAGAAGAAAAACCGGCCAAGAAACCAACTACTAAACCCAAAGTTACCGAGGTGAAGAAATGAATAAAACTAATTTAGTGTTTTACACTGAAGAACAATTACCCCAAGGAAGTCAAGAGTGGCTTGCAGTGAGAAATCTTTTCGGAATGGCTTCTGAAGTTTCTGCAGCATTAGGAAAATCACCTTGGATTCCTGCTACTCCCTTGCAGTTGTATGAAGTTAAGACAGGATTGCGTAAGATCGAAGTTAATGAGGCAATGCTACGTGGAACAAGATTAGAGCCTGCTGCACGCGCCGCTCTCGAACTTAATATGGAGATTCCTTTTGATCAAGTGGTAGTAACGTGTGAAATAGACGGTATTCCTGTGGGCGCATCTCTTGATGGTTGGAATGAAAAAGAGTCAATCATCGCTGAGATCAAAGTTCCAATGAAGGGTGAAGATTCTGCTTTATGGGAAACAATGGTTAAGGGTGGAGATCTACCAAGTCAATATGATTATCAAACTCAACAGCAATTGCTAGTTACCGGTGCAGAGCGATTAGTTTTTTGGGTTTACGATCACGATACTAATGCTGCAGTCATGCAGATGATTCACCCTGACCTAGATAAACATGCTGAAATTATGAGTGCATGGATGTCCTTTTGGCGTTACATGGATAGAGGTGAAATGCCACCTGCATCTGAGAAGGATGTTGTAGAGCGAGATGATGCAGATTGGATGTGTACTGCAAAAGAATGGAAAGACGTTCACGCACAAATGGATGTGTTGAAGGTTAAAGAAAAAGAACTACGTGAAGAACTGATTGAGTTAGCAGATAACCAATCATCAAGCGGTGGTGGAGTTCGGTTAAAACGATCAGAAGGAAAGGGTCGCATCTCATATTCCAAAATACCGGAATTGAAAGATGTTGATCTTGAGAACTTTCGTGGAAAGCCGATTGTTAAATATTATATAACGGAGATAAAATAATGGCAGATTATGATGATAATAATCGCGGCGTTCTATTCAAGAATAGCCGTAAAGAAAAAGAAACACACCCTGACTTATCAGGTGAGTTAAATATCAATGGAACAGTTCATTGGCTGAATGCTTGGAGTAAAGTATCAGCGAACGGCAATAAGTTCATATCGATTTCAATTGGAAAACCAAAAGATAATCAACCTGAAGCATCAGAAAAAAGTGAAGAGACTAAGGTTGTGGATGATAACGATATTTGGTAAACTAACGTAAAACATGAAAGCATTTAATCGTAGGAATGTTCGGGGTGTATCTCCTCAAGATTTGATCCTCGTTAGTATAAAGAGCGCGGGAGTAGTTGCCCTAAGTAACTATCTAATTTGATCAAGGGTTCGTAAAGAGTTTCCCTTCATTGTGGGTCGGCACTACCCTAGATCGAAAAGTGCCTTTAATCTACTCCACCAACTTTTCCTGTATAAAACAATCGGTTTAAACGAACTATATCTGTTTACGCACATGTTGCATAAGCCTTCGTTTAATCCACTATCGTAGATCTCACACATATCGCATTGTTTCATGTTTTGGTAGTGATGCATTGACATACACATGGGGCAGATTTAGAGGTTTGTTGTGGCTGTGGAAACATCATGTTACTCCCTGTTTCCATCATCTGTTGGGGCATATTAAAAAATGCTGTTGCTGTTATAGAAACAAGCATAGCAATAAACAATATCAATCTACTCATTTCTTCATCCGGTGATGAACATACACCCAAACAGGGTTTTGTTCTGTGCCTACATTAACCTGCATACCCTAAGAAATTCAGGGTGGCTACTATAGCGAAGATTCCAATAATTGCTATGGTTGTTTTATTTAGTGACTTTACTTTTGTGAGTAATTTTGAGATTAATTCTTTCATAACTCTCCATCTTGTTTGAAAACTATTTCTTTGTATTTTGCTTTGGCTTTAGCATACCCTAATTTTTGAGTAATTAACGGAACAAGGATGTTAGATAGTATGAGAAAAATAATACCGAACCATAAAATAGATTCAATTCCTTTCTCTGCAACATAAGCAAAAGCCTGTGGTGTTGTCTTTATATCCTCCACTGAAGTGTCATCCTCAAGAAGTTCTTCCGTGCTGACCATGACTGCTGCGTTTACAACAGCAGGGATCGCGCCACCTAGTGCATAAGCAACACCGGTGGTTGCTACATTTTGAACAAGTGGTTTAAATTTCAATGAGTTACATCCTGTTGTCATCATGAAAGCAATAGCCAACGTAATTAACAGAAGTATTCTAATAAAGAAACTCACTTAATTTATCCATTTCTCAATTTTGGTTATTACCGCATTACAAAAAAACTTAATCTTATTTAATATAGTTTCTTTTACAAACCTTCCGTTACTATCTCTAGTTATGTTGCCTAATCTCATAAAGTTCTCCTTATGCACACATTAGGTAAGGCCACAAAACGAAACAATCCCCTATACAAATCGGAATGTTTATCAAGTCCCTATTCTCATGTGTTTCCATATTTGATCTATTTTTTTACTTTGCTCTCTTAGTTCCTCTTTAATGTCTTTTGCATCACCGTGATAATCTTCTTTCAGCATAAACCTAACAGGCAAATCAACCTGACAGGTGTGCATACTCAGTTCAAGATCCTTAATATCTTTCATTATAGATCTTACAACACCACCGGTAATTGCTGACAATATTGATACGAATGCAAGAATTATCTCGCTTAAATATTCCATTATTCTCTTTAAATAAGCCTTTAAATAAATGCCCCTCCGAAGAAGGGCAAGAGTTTAAAAGCCTAAAGCCGCTTTTTTAGCAGTGCCTGCTGCCACAATTGCTGAAATAGCATCTGTAACTGCAGTATCGCTTGTGCGTAAAGCACTCAGTTCATCTTCAAGTGAATAGTCATTACGAATTGTTTCTTTCGTCATGTTGTCTATTTCAATGATTCTGTTTGAGTTTGCTTTTACCTTTGCTTTCTCCGCTGCGCTAGTAGTAGATATGTCACCCATGTTAGTGGCCATATCTTCTTTTGTGTCAGCAGGGATGCTATTAGAAATAGACCAATAATTAACACCTGCATCTTGCCATAGTGCTGTTCCATATTCTGCAGGTATAACACTATTACCTTCAAACTTTTTAATTGTATTCGCCATAATTATTCTCCTTATGCGTATGTGACAGGGTGTAAGTTAGCAGTTGTGCTATTCATCTGAGTACCTTGAGAGTGTTCACCTGAGTAACCAACCGTGTAGTAAGAGCCATCAGTGCCTAATACATCCATACACTGTTCAGAACTCGTACCTCTACCGATAGCACACTTAATATTACCATCTAAACCTTGAGGAAGTTTAGGCTTAACCCAACCGCCTCTGTTATTGTTGTCACCTGTACATAAAGCATAGTTGCCGTTGTAACCTGAAGTCATAATAGTTCCATCGGCTAATGTTATAACATTGTTTTGATAATTATATGCACCACCTCGTGATAAGAACTTAACATCGGCTTGGATCGTCATGATTGGTGGGTTGCCGTCAGTATTACCTGAACTAACACCCATAGACCAAGATTCATTATTACCCCAAACGTATAACTTATTGCTAACACTTAATGCAAAACGAGAACCGTGCTGTTCATTTGAACCCCATAGATAAGCGCCGATCCATTCGCCATATATGCCGCCTGTTCCTGCTATTAATTTTTTTGTTGTTGCGTGTACAGTTGTATCAACTTTAATTGTTCTATCATCTGTTGTGCCATCAAACCACGTAGATAATGTAAAACTATGATATTCGGTTGTATTACTTGTACTTAATTGACCATGACCATTGTAACCTGTACCAAACATTCTACCTTCAGAAGTAACAAGACACGTACTCTTGCTGTCTTGTCCGTGCATTTGCAGGTGGATTATTTTCTCATCTGTGTTTAATCCACTAATAGTAACTTCAGCAGGAGAGTACACATCAGAAGTATGACCGAAACCTAAGTTGCCTTGGTTTTGATAACCCCACATATACAACTTACCATCTTCATCAATAACACCTGCGAAACCGTTACCACGTCCGTTTACGTTATATACTCGTACAATATTAATACCGTTTAAAGACATAATCTTAGCAGGTAGGTAGGTAATAGTGTTATTGGCTGAACCATTACGACCACATTGACCTTGAGAGTTGTAACCCCAAGAATAAACTTCACCTGTATCTGAGAGTGCTAGTGTTGTTGATTCTTGATTATTATCGGATGATTTAGACATACAGAAGTCAGTAAACACTTTACCTGTAGGAGTTTGACATCTAACACCCCAACCATGTTCAGTTGTGTGTCCTTGTCCTGTGTGACCATAACCATTGTAACCCCACGACCACAACTGACCATCTTCATCAAGAGCCATATTTGTATAATTTGAACTTTCAACCTTAACAAACTTAGCAGGGCCTACTCCACCGTTAGAATCAGTATCCCATTGAACAGGACTACACATTGAGTTAGCGTGTGCTTGACCGTTACCTAGAGACTGTGAGTTATCACAACCGTAAGCCCAAATAACACCATCAGTGTCAATGAACGTAGAACGTCTGTATGAACCACCATCGCCGGTGTTTCCATAAGAGTTCATCAACTTACCTACTCTACCGTAAGGCATAGTATTGGTTGTTGCTAAAGCGTTAATAGCCGTAACTGCGTTAGACTTTGCAGTGTTGATCGCTGCAGTTCCTTCAGTTCCTTTTGTTTCAATAGCAGTTGCTTGTGTTTCACCAACAGTAGTTATGAACGCTAACTCTGAAGATGGGCCGACTGACTCTAGTGATTTTGCAAGATAAACTAAATCTTTTGGTGCAGCACTTGCCGCGTGGCTTTTTGCTTTATCTACGACAGCATGAATTGCATCTGTCATATTTGTATTGGTACTCATAATTTGTCTCCTTTATTAAAAATATAAGTAACATTACGGCTACTCTTGATTGTGTTTTTTGAGTTATACATTATTGGTGTCCTCTTTTTTAAACAATATCTAAACCTAATAGGATGTGATCTTCCAATGAGTCATGTGCTACGTCTTTGAAAGACACACCACCTGCATTATCTGAAGTCAAAACCTGCCCTGCTGAACTTGTACCAACGTTCGGCAATTTATAAGCAACGGTTGTACCATCGGTAGCCATTACACTTATTCCTGTTGAATCAACGATCATACGATCCTTACCGGCAGCACCAACACGAACTTTATCTTCGTCCGCATTAACCTCTACCTTGACATAAGTATCACTGTCACCGTCCTTAATAACTTTTCCATCTACTACTGCGGCTGCACTCTCTGCTGCATTAGCGTAGTGCCTTGCAGAATAACCTGAGTTACCATCTGTATCTGTAATTGCTGTACTTGGCGCTGCACTTGCCCAATCGTGAGCATCTGAATTGTATGCTGCTGCTGAATTTTTACTTGCTAACGCCGCCGTCTCACTAGAATCTGCTGCAGTTTCACTAGCATCTGCTGCTGTTTCGCTTGCCGCTGCTGCTACCTTACTTGCTGCTGCCGCTACTGCTGATGCTGCTGCTTCTGCCGCTTTAGTGGTTGAGATAGTTGCTTGAGTAGTTGCTGTTGTTGCTTGAGTAGTTGCTGTTGCAGCATCCACCACTAACGCCCACGTACCTGCTTCAGTTAGCAATGTTCCTGCCGTACTATACTGAGTTGCAAAGTAAACGTTCTTGGTGCTTGTATCCTTAACCAAGGAACGAGCATCATAATCTGTTGCTGTTATTGTTGGAGATGTTCCTTTGTATGATCCGAGTTCAATAGAGGCTACCAAGTTACCACTATCATCGAATGATAAAACATTACCTGCTCTTGATGCAGTGTCCTGATTGATACTTACACCTGCAGCATCTGTAATTGTTGGATCGAATTTAATAGATCGATCTAACTCTTCTTGAATCTGTTGAGATATGAACGTTAATCTATCAAGTGCATCTTCATGTGTTTCTGCGGGGAACGGATCATTCTCTACATAGTCTGTTCCTTGAGTTAATCCTAATACACGAGTGATTACTACAGCATCGCCATCCACAAGGCCTGATGTAAATAAGATATTACCACCTGTATCTACTCCTGCATCAGTTACAGTGTAGTCAGTTGTTAACGTGCGTAGAATTCCGTTTACATAAACTGTAAGATCGCTATCGTTATATACCTTAAATGCATAAGCAAAATTTGTTTGCCCGCCTGATGAGATATAACTATTTTTGTTTTGTGTATTTGATACTGCCATATATTCCCCTAGTGTCTTGAATTATAACTCAATTTTGTTATTTTTTTAAATTAAGTGGCATATTTGGGTATGCACCACTTCTTCCAAAATTATCCATCATCCCTTGCTTTCCTTCTTTTCGGAAGGTGTCTATAAACTGTTTTGCATTTCTGTCACCGGTTGCTTCATATAGATCAAATGCGCCCTTGATAACGTATGCTTGTTTTTCTGCGTTACCGTTTGCTGAAATGAATTCATGCATCCAAACACTAGCGCCAAATCTGCGCATTATGCTTTTAAGTTTATTCACCACCGTTGTACCTTTTGGTGTTGTTAATGCATCGACCTCTTCTTGGGTTAGTTGATCACCATTCCCTGAGACTAATTTCTTCGCCGCTCTATTGAGAAACAAGTCTTGTTTTGACATTACCTCTTCATACTTGCCTGCAGTCAGATCATGTGCTAAGTCGCCTGAGTCCACAATCTTGAAGAATCTACCTACCATATTACCAATAACCGGAATTCCAATTTGATCTCTCACCCAATGTAATAATTTGTCATCTACAGTGCCTTCACTAAATTCGTTCAACTCATCAAGCGTTACCCTTGTTGGTTCGTAACCGAAAATCTCCGGAACATCATCCCATTGTTTCGATATTAAAGTACCACCTGCAAGTTTCCAAACATGATCCGCCCATGCCGCTTCTTTAAATTCACCGCCTGCTTTCATTTCTCTGTCGGTTAGAATGTTTTGTTGTCTAAACGGATCGTACGGGTTTCCACCTGACAGGTAAGTTAATGTCTGTGAAAACAAATCAATGATCGGTGCTACAGAAGGAAATTGTCCTGCACTATAGTCGGCTAAACCTTCACCGAAGTGTCCTGTTCTTGTTGATTTATGCGCTAATGGAGAATTAATTAGAGACTGCCAAAAAATACCTCCGGCAAATCTAGCGGTTTCATCTTGAGGAATGGTAAAAATTATTGCCTTTTGTACAAGACCTTTGCCGTCAGGACTTGGAACTGTAACAAGATCTAACGGTATAACAATGTAATTAGTTTTCACATAGTTTGAAGTCATGTTCATGATTGTGGCGTTCTTGGCTTTCTGCTCTTCTGTATTACCCATCCAACCTTGTGCTGCAGCGAACATCAGCATCTTCGGCACTAAATTAGATTGAATTATGTTAAATGCATATTCTGATGAACGCCACTTAGACTTCTTACCTGTAGTTGGTTCTTTTCTAAATGACTCGTAATCACCACGCCAACCTTCTTTCATTGCATTAGAGAACATGAAAATATTGTTGTATGCAAGGAAACTGTCACCCTTTCTCAAGAATGCAGGTGAGCCTGCTTGTGTTCTAATGAAGTGAGCGCGTTGTTGTGGTGACATATCAGGAAAGTATTTATCCAAGTATCTATGTGCGCCCGCTTTATTTTGTGTTTCAATTAACTGTCCGCCAACTCGAATAAAGTCCAAGAACATATTGACCGGATGTTCTACTTTCTTCGCCCACGCTTCTTTGGATTGGTGGAACTGCACGATTTGTCTTTCAAGTCCCATCATGTCCGTAGTCTCACCGTAAGGTTCTGCTATAGAGATCAATGACTTATCCATTCTCATGTTATCCATAACCTTGCTTGGAACATTTGAAAATCGATGCCAACCGTCTTTCATACCTTTTGCCCAATGTGGTGCATATCGCAATGTCTTTAAGATTGCAATGTTATCCCAATTACTAACTTTAGGAAGGTTACGAATTGTTCTTTGAGTATCACGAACCCAATTGAACAGCATGAACGCAGGGTTCATTACAGTGTACGTGTTCCTAAACCAAGCATTCATTTGACTGAATCTATACCAACTTTGGTAAGAATCTAACTCGTTGCGCTTAAATCCTTTTGCCACCCATTTGTTTACATAGAACCCGTGCAACTTTCCTTTACGCATAACAGTCATTAATTCTAAATCTTTACCGTCATACTTTTCACCTCTTGGCTCAACGGGGCGCTCTACAGCGAATCCATTTTGCATAACAGTTTCATACTCAGCCTTCATAAAGTCAAACATATCTTCTAGTCCTGACTCTTTAGCCTTCTCATACATTTGCATTGTTTTATCGATGGCTCTGTTCCTAGCCATAGCACTAATAAGTTGTAAGTCGCTAAATACTGTTGCCGTTAGTGGACTCTCAACACCTTTTACAGTACCAATTTGTCCGATCAGTTTTGACCCCATTCCATTTCCGAATGATTTGTTCATGTGTTCAACAACATTAAACGTTACATAATTCTTGTTGCCGATAATCTTTTCTTTAAGTTCAGCGCCGAACATATCTGATTTCTTCACTTCGTTAATAAACCACTGCTCTCTTACTAGCCACAAGTTATCCACAATCTCTCTAATGTTGGGATATTTAACTTCAATTTCTGCCATTAGTTGTCTTGCTCTTGCAGGTGTTGTTCCTTCAGGATTTGCAATTTTTGAACGATCACCCAAAGCAATACGATTCGTTAATAGATATAAATTAACCATATCTTCAGGTATTTGTTGTTTACGCGCCAACTCCCTGACGTTAAACTCTAAGTGACTTATGTAACCTTCCGCTGTATTTTTTGAATATATGTAATCCTCAATTGCGAACTCAGGATTGTCTTTGTCTTTTAAGTTAAAATTCTTTAGATCGCTTAACGTATTCGTATCTCTAATGATTGCAAAATATTTATCATAGAAGTTAAATTTAGCACTATTTACGCCATCATGTTTTCCTGCTTGCGCCTCTAGTGCTTCAACACGTTTCATATCTCCGTCACGCATCCACCTCATTAGCCTCTGTGCTAGTGCTTTGTTTGCGCCATTTGGCGTGTTTATAACGTCTTGGATAGCGTACCAATTATCACGGAACTTTGGATGTCCTTCATGCAAGAAGTTCATGAAACCTTCGTAAGCCGTTGGCATTTTCATTTTGACCCATGTAGGGTGTACTATTAATGCACTAATAAAGTCAGCAAAGATTTCAGGCGAACTTCTTCTATACTTAACATAGGTAGTTGTTGCTTGCGCTTCATCGTATGGCCTCCACTCTTTCGATCCTTGGTACATTTCTTCATGTATCAAGTCTCGATTAAGTAGTTTTCTTTTGCTTACTTCGGCCTCAAACATTTCCTTGAACTTAGTAGCAATTTGTTGTTTTAAATCTTTTGGTAATGCATTAGTCTCTTTACCGCGATCTAAAACTTTCATGATGTCAGGGTGAATTTGACCACGCATTGCAGCCTTTGTAATTTCCCTTTTTAATTTACGTGATGCTGATTGTATTACAGAATATACATTTGGATCTACTTCTGCGCGTTTCATCACCCCTGTAAAGATGTCTTTGATTTGCTGTGGAGTTATGCCTAATTCTTTTACTGCAGGGATTGCTGAAATCTCTTCTGACAACTCTTTAACAAGCCTTGTAGCCTCTTTTTTTAGATCTTTAATCTCACCCTTGGTTAATGGTTTTTGTCCATTTGGCGTGCCTTGATAATATTTTCCTAAATGCCCTTTTAAACTAGCAATACGTCCTATAATGTCTCCGCGTGCCATTGTATGCTCGCCTACTTTAGATATGTAATCTACAATATGGCCAAGTTCGTGTGCAATTGTTGCCTTTGCTTGTTCAGGATCTCTAAACAGTTCTGCATTTAGTTTGACTGCAGCATTAAGTTCAGTTCCTTCTCGAACAATAGCCATGCCTCTAGTCCCTTCACCGAGTTTCGTTGTGACTTCAGCGTGCTTCCCACCCATAACTTCAAATAGAAGGTTTACAATCTCAGGTAGATCAAACATTTTATGGTATCGAGAACTTTCTCTCATCAGTCCCATGTTAAATGATGCTGTGGATGCAAGATCTAATGCCTTATGATCACCTAGTTTGTCTGTGAAGTTTAGTTTTATCTCACCATTAGCATCAAACTCTCTCTTTGAAACACCTAGTATTTTGGTATTCTTTGGATTTAACAGAATAGAGGATTCTACTATCCCACCTTTCTCAAAATATATAGCATCAAACCCTAGTTCTTTAGCGAATGTTTTTAAAACTTGTTCCTTATTCGGTGATTTATTAATCCTGTAGTTGAACCTCTCTAAAATATCAGAATTTTTCTGCATGTTTCTTCTTAGGGCAGTTGTGATTTGCTCAATTGCAATAGATTCGCTCTTACCTTGTGCTTCTGCAATCATGAGTGGATTGTCTATTCTTGCTAATACACGGTAAATAAATCCCTTATTAGGTCGTACTACAGCCTGCGCATCGCTACCTACTCGTATTAGAGCATCAGTCTTGTTATTAAATCTATTCAGATCCGCTCGTGAGGAACTGTGTGTAACGATTGCCCAACCTTCACCATTCTTCAGAATCTCTTCACGAGTTGGCATCTTGACATCTTTTATCGGAGAAAACTCATGTTCACCTGTTAATTTCACTTCGCCCGACTTTATTAGAAATTCTGTAGTGTGCCAACCACCATTTTGTGTTCTTTCATACTCAGATTGTTGGCGCAATATCTCCATTTCTTTTACGTCCACCAATTCCTGTAATCTTTGTTGAGAGTATTCGATTTCAGTTCTACTAAGCACTTCGCCTTTTATACCTTCAAGAGTATCTCTAACAAAATCGGCAGCAACCTTTCCACCACCTAGCATGTCAGCCGCTTCTGTCGTGTCCTTAATAACTTTATCTATGATCAATAAATTAGCATCATCATGAGACCAACCTTTTATTTCTTCAGGCTTTCCCTCGTTTGTAGCATCTCGCTTCTGAGTTGCTTTATCAACAATCTCCTGCAATTTACTTGGAAGAGTTATTTTGCTATCAACAATATTGTAATCCCTTGCTATGAAATGCTCTACAACATGCATCATTCCTTGTTCAGATACCTTGCCATCTACAGATTCAATAACCCAACCATTCTCATGGGTTGGAGATCTTGATAGCCTAATGTTCATATTATTAACTGTAGTGCCTTCTTGGAACACAGCCTCTAGGTTCTTTCCTGTCGTATTGTGTTCAGCAGTTGTAAGTACAATAACAGGATTTCCACCATTACTTGAACGCTCAAATGAATGTTGTGATGTGTGGTATATGTCACCCTTCTGAGTGTGAGTTGCTTGAGAGGCTTGCGCTCGCATGATAATAGCATCTACTGATTTTGTAAGCGCTGCAGGTAAGTCAAAATGATATTGCCCACCCCTTATAGTAGGCGCTTTTCTCATTGCGGCCATAATAGTTGGTGTTAGATTAGGATTCGCTTTTAAAAACTCAACGAATGCTTCAGGTCTAATACCGTGTTGAGCAAATGCTTTTTGTAATCTTTTATTGACTGCCCACTCTGTTGAGCCAACGTGCATTTTAATTTTACCGGTAACTTTACTAAATCCTGTATTACCACCATGCATTATTCCAAGAACCATCACATTGTGTGCAAACTCTTCAGCAGAAGGCCACCATCTTTGCGGTACTGTCCCCGCATACATATTTCGCATAGGATCAATAGTACCAACTTCAGTCATTATTGATGCTTCAGTCAATAATCGTGCCGTACCAACACCATACTGTTTGCCACTCTTGCCCGTAGTTCTTTCGATTAGTTTTCTAATAAATGGATTTGCCGTTGTTTTTGCAGCACTCGTCAATAAGAAACTACCTGTTCCTGTTAATGCACCTAAAACTGCCTCTGCACCAAATTCCTTAATGGCATTTTTCATGTAATCAAGGAATTCTTTTTCATTGCCAACACCGGCAGCATCATCTAACAGATCCGTATAAATACTACGGATAGCGCCATGCACACCAAACATACCTGCGAAACAACCTATTGTTCCACCCGCTGCCGTTCCCACTGTTGTTCCTACTGCGGGAACTGCAGAACCTGCGGCTGCACCAACTTTTGTTCCCACTGCACCACCCGCTTTACATCCACCCCAAAAAAGAGGAGTATCGGGTACGATACCTGCAACACTATATGCCAACTGATTAATAAATGGCTGCTCTTCTAAGTATATTGACTCACCAAGAAGATCTGCCATGCTAGTAGGACATTTGCTTTCATCTTTTTGACAGGCGTGGAACTTGTACCCCATCACCACTACGGCTTGTTGAGCGCCATATTCTAAAGACTCCGTGAAAGTCCAATCCCATGCCGACTTATCTGCATCAATAGGTGGCCGCGCTCTTTGCTCATCTTCGTCCCAATACCACTGATTCGCTCTCGCCCACTTTTTTGACTCTTCTAGTGCGCTCTCTTCAAACCCATAAGGGACTACTTGATACGTGGGCGTATCAGAATAAATAGGCTTGTCATTTATAACATCCCACTCTACTACATCAGTGCGCATTTTTGTGTAACCTTCAGGAGTCCCGCCATAATTGATATTATCTATATCACCTACGTCTGAAACATGCTTTTGTCTTGATGTATCTTGCCCTGCTAGTATCTCTTGAACATAACTAAATGGCGCTTTTTGGTGAACCGCTTGTGCGATCTGTACTCCAATTTCAGGTTTGTGCGCCCACATAGTTTTCATCTGTAGCGCGACATCTTCGGGAGTCCATTTTAAGTATTGATTGTAAGACTGTTCAGCATTTGGATCTGTAATCCAATCGCCACCTTGAACCTCTTGTGCCACCTGCATAAATTGCGTGCCATTATCTGTTTCAAATGCGTACTTCGGGTACTGTGAAGTTCCATCGAATACCGGCTCTTTATCCCAATTGAATCGACCCTGCTTCCCTGCAACGGTCATTTCGTCACTCATTCCAACGTCATTAACTTTGGTGATATTGTTTGTATTTTTGAACAAGCCAATTGGCGGCATTGTTATGCCAAGTTCATTGTTTATGTCTAGTGCTGAAAATCCATCTGATTTTAGTGTGTTTTGCTTTTCAAGGAATAACGCGCGTGCTTCACTCTCGCTGTAGCCATCTGTCAATCTATCTGTTAAGAATTGCGATTTCATTTTTTACCTTATTTTAAAATTTTGCCATCTTCTAGCACAATGTAATATTTACCACCGTTATCTAACTTTGGCAGACTACGCAAAAATACCAACGCATCCTCTTCATCTTCAAACATATCCATAGGCATCGAGGATTCAATATCAAACTCTCCGACTACTGCACCGATTTCTCTTTTGGTTATTTCAGAAGGAGTGACATCAAAATATGTTATACCGTCACCTGACGTGTAATTTCTTCTTTCATAAAGTCCTTGTAATAAATCAACAAGCCTTCTCTCTCTCTCAACAACATAATCGTGTCCGTCTTTAGCGAAGTTGTACCCTGCTATAGTAGGCTTTTCCTCTGACTTCAAATCTGCAGATCCTGTTTCTTTCCAAGATTCGTAACTAGAGTAGTCAATGCCTTTGTTTTTTTCAATAGTAGCATGTGTATATTTTAATTCATCAATCCATTCTTCAGCATGTCTAGCATCCGCACCCATCCCATAAAAATCACTTACTAAAAAGTTAGTCAAGAACTGTCCTGTTTTTAATAACCCGTCCGCACCAACATCCATGAATTTATCAAACGCTGTTTTGTTCGCATCGGCTTTCTCTTTGGCTGTTGCAGTAATTTCCAACGTCTCTAATGCCGCTATTTTTTTGTTTATTTCTGCAAGTGCTTTCGCTTCTGCCGCTATTTTTTGCTTTGTTCTTTCAATTTCAACATCCATATCTTTTATTTGTGCAATAGATACGCCCAATTCTGCAGCATTCTTTATAGTAGTTGCTTCTGCGACCTGAGACTCTAACTCCGTTTTCTTTTCTGTCCAAGTATCTGTATTATTGGACGTTGTATTATCTAGGTGTTCATCTATTGCTGCAATTTCTGCATCAAGAGTTTCAATGATTTTTGTTTGGTTAATAATATCTGCTGATTCTTGTGATACTAATTCTTCATAATTTAAGTATTTTGTTAAAGCACCACTTTTAATTAATGCTTTTCTTTTTTTAAGTTCTGAATAAGGCTCTGTTCTATCTGTCCACCCTTCAGGGATCGGATGATCTGCAGGAAGTCTAACTACCTTACTAGCATCACCTGTTTGCATCATTGCAATCTTTGAGAAGTACAATCCTCTACCATCTTCTACAGTCATTCCATCAGGTGCTACAAATGCGAAGTTAGATCCATCTGTAAATTTGATTGTGACTTCCTTACCAATTAAAGAATCGTTTTTAAGTGCAGTGGCTAACTTTTCTGTTAATACTTCTGCGTTGTAAATTGTCCTTTTTTGTGCGTTTGTTATATCAGAATTTTCTGCCACTTGGTTTGCTCTGATTTTTGCACGGTGCTTTGTAAATAGAGTGTCATCGACCCCACCAAGTTGCTCTTGAATAAGAGTATCTCCAATCCAATTTTTGTTTTGATCTCCAATATAATGTTTCTTACCGTTCTTATCCATCTTGTACAGTGGTGCGCGTAATTGATCTGCAAATGAAGTTCCGTCACTTTCTTTCTTCAGTTTCAAAGTTTTATCCAACATCTCTTCAAAGTTAATCATTTGAGTTTGAACTAGCAATCTCGCCTCGGTAATACTAGCCTTATCTGCACCTTGCAACATGGCCAATATACTATTCAAATCACCCAAGTTCTCACCTGCGCCCAACTTCGCTTTCACTTCGTCAGGTTTTAAAATATAAAGTATCATGGCGTTTTCTGCAATCGTAAGTAAATTCTGTTTCGCTTTACTTACCTTCCAATCTTTCCCTGCAGTTTTTAGAAACTTTGTTGCTTTAGTCCAATATTTGTCAGGAACAAAGCCAAACTTTTTAATTAAGTAGCCAAGGTATGCGTTGTCTGCTTCCACAGGGTTGGTTATATAGCCTTCAATAATTTGTTGAATCTCAGGATCTTCACTACTACCACTTCTAACGTCTGCTTCAATTGATCTAAACGCACTAATCTGACTTGATGAAAATGTTGCTTTCCCCTGTTGTTTAAGCATGGACAGGTACTGATTGAACATAGCAGCAGATTTACCATTAGGACTTATTGTTGCGTTTATCAACGCATAGGTTAATGTCCCGTTTTGGTGTGCCGCTTGCAATGTCGAAAGTTGTTTTGCAAAAACTGCTTCTTCTTTGTTACCAATATTTCTTACTCTTATTGCACGATCAGTTTCAAGTCTAGTGAGCAACTGCGACCTATTACTGTCTTTCGAGCCAAAGTTTGGATCACCAACATCTAAAGCATTAACAGCATCCATGATTGCTTGCGCATGTTCTTCTGTGACATTGGGATCGTTAAGTAATGCAGAAAAGTCACCATTCACAAAATCGATTGCTCTGTTGTAATCTTCCACGGTTGTAACTACCGGAATACCCCCTTTAGTAGTATCAGATTCAGGATGATCAAAGGCGGGGTTATTAAATGTTACTGATCTATAAGCATTTTGCCTTGTTATCCCTTCCTTTGCCGAGTCCACCAAATTATCAAGAGTTAAGAACATAGCAGGCGTATTTAAAGACGGGAAAACACCATTTTTAACCTGACTCATCATGTTATCAATTGTTATCAACGCTTCTTTATTTTGCTCAACACTGTTTGTAGGAATTGCATCGTGTATGTTATCGAAATTTGCCAAAAAGGTACTTGATTGTTGCGCTCTTGTGTAATTAACAACATGACCTTGCACTTTAGTCATCATAGCCGCATACTTAGCACCGTGGTACTTATACATTGCTGCTCTAACATCTTTGTTCTTAATTGTGTCGATGTGATCTGTCATATATTTACGGTACATATCAGAGACTGTTGATGCTAGGTTCTTCGGTGAAATGCTATTGGATAACATGCCGTCACCCCCTTGCTGACCATAGGCTGCGCTCGTCATCACACCCATTGGGGAATTGGGACTATATTCACTAGAGCCGGCTAAGAGACCTCCCTCCCATTTGTCAAAGTTGCCCTGAGAGGTGTTTAGTTGATTAACCTTATCGCCTTTTTCCAACGCAGCCATAACTGTTGAAGTCACCTGTTGCGAAGTACGCATGATTTGGTTTCCGTAATCCATAGCGCCACGTCCTGCTGCCATAGCATTACTAATCCATTTAGTATTACCTGCTACCGGATTTGCTTGACCTAACTGAACATGCTTTCTTGTCCCTACTTTAATTCCTGCCATAATCTACCTAAATTTATTCGTCATTAATCAAACGCACCTGAACCGCCTGCACTCCCTAATGTACTTGCCGCCTGTCCGTAGCCTGAAAGTAAAGACCCTTTCGCCCTAGACTCTTGTGCTTGCCACTGTGATGATCCTGTCATCCACATACGCCAAGCCTGACCTCTAGCCGTTCTAGTCATTTCATAAGCATCTGATTGCATATTATTTATTGATTTCATCATATTCATTGCTGAAGATCCCTCTCCAACAGACACACCTGATGCGCCCCATTGAGCCGCTTGCATGTGTAATTGTTCTATCGCTTGACGGTGGGCGACCTTTCTTTTATACATGTACGCATTTAACGTTTCATGATATTCGATTTGACCTTGTTTATAAGCATCAGCACCTGCTTGTCTAGCACCTCTCGCTGCTATTGCGCCACCCGCAATACTTGCACCTGCACCTACTACTGCCATTATTGCTGTCAACATACCGCTTCTCCCTTAATCTACAACTGTGAGAGTGCCATGAATACCTAAAATTGTCATAGGTAAAGGCTGCTCTTGTCTAATTTCAATAATACCATCTCTATCCCAACCAAGATTAGTAACCCGTTTATCACCTTCAAAGTTCGGTACTGCTGCACCCATTTTATGCGCTGATGTTCTGAACGGTAGTTGATCTCCGTTAATAATTACACCTGTCGTATCTATGAGTCTGACCATAACTTCATTCCATCTCTTTTTACGGCCTTGTGCTTTACCTGCTTCAGAACCCGCTTCTACTCGCATTGTTCTTAGTTTTGATTTGTAAGCAAGTCCGATCTGAATTGGTACAGTACCCCAAGTGCTAGGAATCTTTGGACTAACACTACCACCTGATACTATTTCATCAGGGAATACACAGTTATCAATTAATATCTGTACTGTCTCCCCTTCTAAATGTGACAATCCACCCACTGATGTGGTTGATCCTGTTACCGTTCCGGATAAAGCACCGTCCACATTTAATTCAGGATCAAGATATTCAACGTGTCTCACTACATTGCCGTTTACTGTTCTTTTTACCAAGACCCAAACCTGATCTTTTGTTCTTTCTGTAATTACCGTTAGGCTTTCAACTTCAGAATCTTTTCCACCAATATAGTGCCTTGCCCATGCAATAACATCCTCCGGTCTTTCGTAAGTCATACTTAATAACTTTCCGTCTGATGTGCATGCCCATACAATAGAGTCAGGTTCTTGCTGATAATCCATGTCAGTCAAATACCCTTCAGTGATGTGTTCTGCTAATAGAGTCATATCAGGTGCAGTGTACGAGTCTGTTTGATAACTGTATGAATATTCACGAATTTTTCTTCTTGCACGCTGAACAAATAGAATCGCATTACCGATTTGGATCGGTGGAATTATGTAACTTCCGTATGTTGTTTGCTGCGTTACCATGATGTTTGATGGCGTTAGTGGTTCACCTGTTGGTCTGCCAACTTTAAATTCGCCACCACCTGTTCCAATAATTAAATCTCTACTAGGCTGCAACCATCTAATAACGTTTACTCTATTTGTTGCAATCGCATATTCCATAGACTCGTCAGCAAGTCCTGTTCCTTGATTGAAGTTTTCGTAATCTGCAGTTTGTGAACCCCAAATAGTTTGCGGATATGCTGAAGTACCTGCAAAGAATAATCGTTGCTCATAGAAAGATACTGTTCTTGGATAGCCGTTTGCTGCCGTCCAAGGTGTTGCACCTGACCATGTAAAGGTTGGTGTTGTCAGTGTCCATGCAGTATGACCTGTACGACTTAGTTTTCTTGGTGCGTGATTACTATGACAGACATACATTACATCCGCTGATTGAGCAAAGTGTAATTCAAACAATTCTGCTTCTGAATAAGGAGTAGAAATCTCATACGCAACTGCAGGTGATCCTGTTACGATCTGACCATTGTCTTTGAAAAACCTGATATAGTTTTCACCAACTTCTAATACATAAGATTGTGTAGTATTAAACTCAAAAGGTATTAATCTAACCTCTTTACTTGAGTCTTTTACTTCTGAAACGAAATATGTTCCATCTCTTCTCTTAGCGCCGCCATGAGGATAAACAAACATATTCTTTAGTTCGCTTACGCCATTAAAATATTTTTTGAAATCAATTTGACCTTCAAGCCGTGGACTTAACTCACCTGCTGTAAAGTTTGATTGAAAGGGGTGTACTCTAGCCATTAGCCTCTAAAACTTATAAAAGTATCTGAAACGATGCTATCACTCGAACCCTCCAATCCATCAATAGAACGCGCTTCTGCAATCTTACTTTCGTAGAGTTCCCACATCTGTTTCGATAGTGTGTTACTACCGGTAATAGAGTATGCCAATTCTGCTGCAAGTCGTGCAGTCAATGCTTCCGTAAATAATGGATCGAACTGTGATGTATCGGTAATTTTTGAAATATATAAAATACTTGCTGCATCTTCATTTGACAACAGTTTTCTACCTTCAATTTTGAATTCTATGTCAGCGTATGACATCTGCAAAACTCTTAAACAATAAGGCTTTGTAGGTAGTGTGTATTCTGCTGCAAAATCAAATGCAGGTATTGATGTTAATTTACTAAGTTTTTGCCTAGCAATAGCAAAGTTCCAAGTATGCGCTCGTAGAACAGCATCTCTTGTAGGCTCATAAAATGCATTAGATAGCCTTGCTCTTTCCGTATTATCGGATAGGGATGTGATTGCTTCGTCACCTAACTTGCGCAATGCATTTGAACAGATGGAAACTTCTGTAGCCATATCACTTCTCCTGAATTTGGTGGGGATAACCTTTTACAGAAACCCCCTTTTTTTGATCTAACTATTATTCTTTAGCACCGATCTCTACAACTTTTTCATCTTCGATACGAGTAGCACCGATGATCATTGATAAGAATACCTGTGTTGCGTAGTTCTTATCATCACGTTCTGAAATACGAGTAGTAATATCTTTACCTACCGCAAGACCTAACGCTGATTCTGTGTATGCAAGGCACGAACGAGTTGTTGATACTTTTGCTAAACGCTCAGAACGGATAAACTTGAAACCCAAGAAGGTATCAATATTACCGGATGCTAATGCACGAACCGTATTGTAATCAGATGAAGTCACCTGAGTAGTATTCAATAAGTCTGTGACCTGCTTCGCAGAACAAATTAAGTAACGCGCCTCATCAGGATCAACATCAGATGAATCAATGATTTCCTTAGCAGAAAGTAACTTATCTAAAGTTAAACCTGTTGTACCAACAGCAATCTTTTGAGATGCCGGAAGTGCAATCGCTGTAGCACCTGCTACACCACCTGCTGCTGAACCCGATGCTGCAGCGATGATAGCATCATCCATAGCACGACCCATTGCATTAGCGCCTGCCATTGCATATTCAGATTGTGGAGTAATAAGCATTTTAACTTTATCTTCCTGATCAATAAGATCCGCCCAATCGTAATCCACTAACGTAACTTTACGTCTTGAGTGTGGAGTATTGATCTGTGGAGTGTCAGAGTGACGAGTTGTGCGAATTCGTGCTGCTGTAGCGCCAATTGCCTCGAAATAATGACTCTTACCTGTAACAGGTGTGTAGCGTGAAGTCTCTTTTAAACGTGAACCTTTCTGTTGTGCCAAGTGTAAAACATTTGACTTATACTGCTCAACAAATGCAGTTGTAATTGCTGTGGACATGATGCCCTCCTTATATAATTATTTTAGGTGGGCATTATCCTTGCGGGTGTCCTGTCATTTACGGCGACTAAACGAGTTTAAGAACTACCATTTGCCTTACTGTTGTTATCCTTGCGGGCATTTCAGGCGTAAATATTAGAAAGGATTCCTCATAAGATTCCTCTCTTGTTTATTATATTAACATATTTAGAATGCTTTTGAGTACAATTGATTCATTTCTGCTTGTGCATCCATGTGTTTAGGGTCTTTTGGATTCCAATATGCGTGTTCTTTATTATCATTAATTTGACCGATCTTCATTTTTGCATCAAGCGGACTCATTACTAGACTATTGTTTGAAGTTCCTTGTGCAGAATCTTCTGAAATATCTTTTCCGGCTGCGGCAAGCAATCTAATAAGATCAGGATCGTTTCCAAATCTAGGATCTTCTAACTTTTGTTGTAGTTCAGGCGTACCGTACACTCGCAACGCTCTTTGGGCAGCAGTTAGATTCTTCTCATAGTGCGCACCATATTCTTTTCTTAGTTCATCTTCAGTGGAAACACCTATTTGATCTCCCAATTGAGCCTCTTGTTGGCTTTGGTAATCAAAAGAACCTTTTTGCCACTCAACTAATCCTTGCATTTGCTGCGGTGATAAGCCTAGTGCATGACCTCTTTCTTTAAATGAAGATAACATTTCAGCAGGATATTGCTGTTCATAGCCTGATGGTATCTCTAATTCGTAACCATCTGCTGATTCGGGTCTGCCAAGTTTGTCATAAACTTCCATCCTTTCATCATCTGTTTTTGGAATGGGTATTCTACTACCTAACATCTGTTGTTGATGTACCAAGGTTTTTGCTGCCGACTCTGCATCATTGATATTTGCTAAAGTCGGGTCTGCTCTTAAATCATCTGACAACCCATCTCTCCAATCGCTTTGGTTGTCACTTGTTACAGGTGCTGTTGCATTGTCTGTATTTTCTGTGGCCTCTGCTACTTCATTCATTTTTTATTCCTCTTTTATATTACACATTTTTATAATACGCATATAGACGGATCTTTCTCCTTCTCTACGCGCGGTTTCATACGGATCGCCTTTTACATAAGACTCCCGCATTTGATATGCAGCCTTTAAGTCTTTGAGGACTTGCATTCCCTCTCTAGTACCAAAAGCATCTGCATAGTTTCTTCTGAGATCATCAATCTCTTTCATCCCGCTGATCATCACTGACCTTCTTGCATCATAGCCTGCATCATAGCCTCTTGATCTTCTTCGGACATATCCGCTGCTTGTGCTGCTACAGGTGCTAATTTACTCACAACATCTGCACCGCCTTGTACTGCTTGCATCTGTTGTTGCTGCTGTTGTTGTTTTGCAGCCTCTTCACGTTTAGCATTAATTTCTTCAGGATCTCTCATAATGTTTTTAGGAACGCCTAACAGTTCAGCACGAGAACGAATTGCTGCATCATGATCAATGTTGTCCATTATTTCAGGTGCAAATCCCGCTAAATTAGCAGCCATTTCATACAACCTCTCAACTGCCGTAGCCTCTTCCATTCTTTGAGAACGTGCTAGTGGGCCGACAAACTCAATATCTAACGCAGTGCCTTCCAAATCTTCCGGCGCAGGGGAAAAAAGATCGTTCCTGTCCATAATGGCAAAACATCTTTCTATCAATGGATTTAGAAACTCCGTCTGAAATCTTCCTAGAGTCGGGCCTAGTAGTCTTTGCATCAATTCATAGCGAACTTGTACTTCAGTTGCCGTCATTTGCGGGCCACTCTGAAGTTCTAACTGATCTGAGAAGAAAGCCTGCTTAATAGCACCTCTTAAAGCCTCTTCCTTCATGTCAGAAACATCAAATCTTGCACCTGTATTTAACGGCTTTATTGCACCATCTCTTCTAACAACTGTTATACCTGATGGTTTTGTAACAACACGACCAATAACACCATCATCTTCTACTAAAAGTGGCGGATCTATTGCCTTTGCCCATGCTTTTAACCCTAACTCTACTGCTTTATTGAGAGTTTTAATATCAGGGAGTGCATTGAACGCAGGTGATCTTCCATATTTTTCACCTGATGCTTTTGCCCATCTAGTTACCAAGTATGGCATTTCGTTATAACCACCCTCGCCAACAATATTCTTATCTGCAAGACAGATATAAACGGATGCCCAAGGTAATTTTGTTTGATTCTTCTCATACGAAGGCGTTACGCAGTGAATAAATTCAAAACTCTTGTCCGGATCTTTCTTTAGCGCCTCCATAACCTTAACACCAACAGCATCTCCCCATTTTTGGTGAGCCTGACGTGCTGTATAAGGAAATTTTCTGTACAAAGTATCTATCTCGCCCTTGTGATTCTCAGAAATCATGTATTCAGAAACCGCTAACGATCTAAAACTGATTGCCCCATCTGCTTCTTCAACTTCTAAACAAGCAGTACCGATAGAACAAATATCAAGATAGAACTCATGCACTTCTGTATTGAAGTTTGACGAGTTGAACGCTTTGTACATTCTATTACGACAATCTTCTAACCATACTTGCACCTCTCTACTTGCAGCGACTGACTCATCTCTAACTCTTAAATGAAACCAAGGTAGGGATGCAGACGTTAAAGTCCCTTGTAAAGATGCCGCAAGTAAAGTATTTGCATGAACTGCGGTAGAATCGTAAAGTTTCTCAGTTCTCTTTGATCCTTTTGCATAAGTTGCAGACACATCTGCTTTCCTTGGCATTACATAGTCAAGAATTTCTTGCCAATGATTCAACCACGGTGCTTTATCAGATTCTAATTTATTAAATCTTTTAATTAACTGTTCAACTTCCATGATGCCCCCTTATGAACCCGATCCAAGAAGAGATCGTTTCTTTGTTGGCGCTTCATCCAAAAGACCTTCTCCGCCTGTTCTTAATAATGAATACCTGCCTTTCTTGGCTTTGTTCAGTATTTTCTTACGCTCTACAACGATTTCTTCATCCATTCGCTTTTCTTCTGCTCTGCGAACTTCAGTTTCTTTCTCCATTGTTTGTGGCGTGTACATTGGTGGCATTGGTGGTGGTGGTGGTGGTGCAGGTGGTGATTTTTTACCCATTTTCTTCTCCTAGATAACGACACTCGCTGCGCAACATTCCATAAAAGATACCATCTTTACCGGATTTACACATCTGTCTGAGTCGGCCTTCTTTCTTAAACCCCATTCTCTCAAGATGATTTCGCGCAGTTGTGTTGTCAATTTCTGTAAATGCAGAAACTCTACGGACACCCAATTGTTCAAAAGGGTAGCCGTATATGAATTTCATGTTTTTTTTGGTGAACGCCCCTCGGACTTCACTTGCAGCGGAAAGCATAATATCTACCTCTCGGTACTCACTATACACAACCCCTGCTACTAATTTTCCTTCTTGATATATTCCAAACGATACGCAAGCGCCAAAATCTGTTGCGCCTACTCGATCCGCAACCCACTGTGAAGTTTCGGATTTGTCATTTGGTACTACGTCAAACATGGACTAACGTCCCCCTCCAAGAAGAAGTCGTTTTTTGACCTTATCTTCTTCTTTGTCCCAATAATTTCTTGAGGCTAAAATATTTTTTTGTGGTGCTTCTACGCCTTGTACTGTAGATACCTTATGATCTCGTACACTTACTTCGTTTAATTCTTTTGTTGTTTCTTCTTGCGTTTCCGTTGTGACTACCGGATCAGGTAATACAGGTTCAGGGTACGCCGGTTGATAGATAACTTGGGGTGCGGGTGCTGATTTCTTTCCCATCTTAACCTCCTAATAATGTCTGTTTTGAAACGTTTGCATCTGACTCAATTCCTTTTCCGCCGGATAATAAAACAGATTTTCTAATTTGCTTTCGCCGTCTGCCCATCATTGATGCGTGATCTTCAACAGGTTCTTTAACTTGTGCCTGTATCTGTTTTACTTGACCTGCTTGTTTCTTTACCATTTTATTTACTGCAGGAAATGACCCCGCCGGAGATCGAGCCGCCGGCTGCTGCTGCGGTTCGTATGTTCGATAAACAGGTTGTTGTGCTACGGGCGGTGATTTTTTACCCATGCTAAGACCCCAATAATGATTTAGTCTGTGCAGAAGCAGTTCCGCCGCCGAGATTTGCGCCTCTAGTAAGAATGTTTCCATAATTACCTTGCTTGCCTTTCTCTTTCTTGACTGCTTCTTGAGCGTTTGCTACAGGTGCAGGCGATGCTGCGGCTGATGCCGGTGCTGATGTTATATAAACAGGTTGTGGTGCTGCAGGTGCAGCAGGTGCATTTTTCTTACCCATGATTTTATTTCCCCTTAAAAAATATTAAACTTGTCATCTGCCTGATGCTGCCTTGGTTGAGTTTCAAACACCCTTGCTAATCGCAAAGACATCGCTGCATACCTCATGGCAGAAATCAAGTCGTCTTTAAATGGTACTATTCGACCTTCCTTTCTATGATACATCCTAAATTCATCGAAAATCTCTTTTTGTGTATCAAAAACCTTTAATCTGCCTGTTTTCATTCTCTCAAGCAATTCCATTACACCCGACTCTAGTGAAACACCTCCCGATCCTTCAGGCTGTCCACCTGTGGGCGGGTTAGTAAACCAACCACCCCACGTTCTTCCTCTTCCTTTTATCATGTTCACACCTAGAGTGCGATATTGATCTGCTAATGGTGTTCCCGAACCCTTGTCTGCTTGCCTACCATCACGCGGCCAAACAACAGGAATCCATTTCGGTCTTGCGTTAATTGCTGCTGCATGTATTGCAGGCACTTCTTGTCGTTGTGAATAAGTGTCATATATGTATATTACATCAGAATCTCTATCCCAAGTAATCCAAACTGCTGTTGTTGGGTGATCCCAACCATAATCCATTCCACATATACGAGGCCAATGACTCGGAATCTCTATCGGCTTACATTTGATTAGATCTTCAGGTATCGGAAAGACTAAACCCGAACCAAGAGAAGGAATTCCTTTTTCTCTCATCTTCCTCTCGTGTGGCGGTAGTGCAGCGAGTATTTGTTCTTTAACTTCAGTCGTCATGTGCGGTGCATCATCCCAACCTGCAGTGTGCATAACTTGACCATTACGCAAATCATTCATAAATTGTGCAACAGTTTCCGTCATTCCATTCTCAGGGGTGAACGTCATGTACACCATGCCCCCTTTATCTGCAGTACGAGTCACACATTGCGAGTAAATCTCCGGTGGCGGCTCTTCATCTAACCAAATTACGTCTAGCGACTCACCCATCCACTTCTCTCTTCCCATTTCGTAGGCTTTGAAACCGATACGCGACCATCCACCACTCACATGTTTCACAACGGCGGAGTTAAATGCATGTGGAACACCCGCTTTTCTTGTTGTATCACCGATAAGTTTTGCAGGAATCGATCCCACACCCCTTGCTGACGGATCATCCGGCTGTCCGAATAGTTCTTTTTGTAGAATATCACGAGTTGTTTCATTACTCGCACCACCCGCCCACGCTCTAATTGGTCTATTCCATCTTCTGCCTGTCCACCAATCGGGGTACAACCCTGTTAAATGAATTGCTAACTCCATCGCACCACAGAATGATTTTCCAATTCTGTTTCCTGCCATCAATAATTTTTGAGCAGCCTTAACATTGTGGAATTTGTCCTGATATGCATACGGCTCGTAGTATTTCAATCGGTTGTGGTCTTTCCTGTACTGCAGTTCTTTTGCGATTTGTATTGCTTTTTCAACGCTCATCTTCACTCTCTAATAAGATTGCATCTTGTTGTATCTGCTCTGCAAGAGTTGCGATAACAATATCGTCTAGTTCCCCTGCACCCTCTTTAATTAGTTTCGCTGTTCTGTGTATTGCTCTTAATTTAATCTTGCATTCCTCAAACTTATGCTTCATTCTTCTCCTAACCCTAAATGTTGTGATGCCATATCTATGATCGATGAATAACACCACTCACAGAAAATAACAGGCATCATGCCAAAATAACCTTTTGCACCACCACATTCCTCATCATATTCGCTACTGCAAAGAGAACAGGTATCTTTATCTTCTAAATCCGCGCTCATATTTCCATGTCCTGTTCCAAAAAAGTAAAAGTGTTTCCCTACTGAGAGATGGTAACTAACCTATTGATTTTACTAGACTATTATAAAACGCTAATATTCACGAAACCTCTACTTTTACAGGGGTGACATCTATAATATTCTGACTAAGCAGCATTTCTAGTTCTGCTTCAAGTTCCTTGTCGGTCTTTTTGTCCATCCCTGAAATTTCAATTTGGCTTATTGATCCGAATCCTGCCCTGTCTAGCAGGTCTTTGCACGCCTGTAACTTAACATTTTGGTTTGTTGCAGTCCTTGCTAACTCTATAATCCCCGCTAATCCTAGCGTAGCGCTATCCCCGATCAACTTCACTGTTTCTTCTTTAATAACCTCTGCAAATTTACGCTTCAACTGATACCCTTTCTGTTTACTCGTTGCTTCGCTATACCCTGCTTTGATAGCACAAGCGGATGCGTTTCCTGCGTACTCTGATCCAACGTAAAGCCTTATAAACTCTGCCTGTTGCTCGTTATTTACCGGTGCTAATATTTCCATAAGCGTAGTATAACACAGGTTATAAACCTATTTACCCTCTGATGTGTGAGATCAACCCTATTCTATGGTGGGACGCGCGGGTTTGGGGGGTGGGGGTCGCGTTTGGCGTGGGGTCTTTGTCCTTGCACACACGATTGAATCGCTTTGCCACTACGATTGGCACGATTGACAGACGTAAATCTGTGGGGCGTGCGAGTGAGTGGATGTAACGTTCATATCATTGTTACTATCATTGATACTCTCATAGTTCTTTACA